CTTATCAGTCCGGATCGGCCCTGGCCGGGTCGTATGGGTCTGACACGCAGCTCTCGGGCACGTATGCCACCGCCACCGCGCTGGGGAGCGGCGTGGAAGCCGGGCAGGCCCTGGGCGGGGTGTCCTGCGTAGAGAACGGGAAGCCTCTGCCGGTGGAAAACGGATACATCATCCTCAACCGGGGGCTGGCCGTTGGGGACAGGGTGCTGCTGCTGCGCGTGCAGGGCGGACAGAAATTCATTGTACTCTCCAGAGTATTTGAGGGGTGATTGCAATGCCGGCACTGCCGGAGAGCGGGACGGTCAATCTTGCGCAGGGCGTACAGTTTGAGCAGTTCCCGTCTCACACATGGTACATCGACAAAAAGACCGGCCGCATCCGGGGGACGGCGGACGGGCTCCAGGCTGTGAGGCAGGCCGTGGAGATCATCCTAAACGTGGAGCGCTTCCGATGGCAGATTTACAGGCCCTACTCCGGGATGCAGTGGGAGGGGCTGATCGGGCAGGACCCCGGTTATGTAGCCTCTGAACTCCGGCGCCGCGTGACGGAGGCGCTGGGGATGGACGATCGGGTGAGAGGGGTGTCCGACTTCACCTATTCGGCAGAGGGGGAAGCGCTGTCCGCTTCTCTGACGGTAAACACGGTGTATGGGGATATGCAGACCACCCTGGAGGTGACGTTGACATGATTGATTTTACACAGGAGACCTACCAGAACATCCTCCGGCAGATGCTGGACCGGGTGCCGGATACCTACGACAAGCGGGACACATCCCCGATACCGACGGCGCTGGGCCCGGCGGCATGGGTGTTTGAGGGTTTTTACCTGTCCCTGAACCAGGTGCAGCAGGCCGCCTTTGTCCAGACCGCCGTGGGGCAGAGCCTGGACTATCTGGCCGTGATTGCCGGACTGACCCGGTACCCCGCCTCCCCGGCCGTCAGACTGGGCGTGTTCAATACCGCCGTTCCCGTTGGAGCCCGATTTTCCACCGTCAACGGGGCCGACAGCATCAACTTTTCGGTGACGGCGGCTGCAGGCGCGGCCAATCAGTACCAGCTTACCGCTGAGACGCCGGGCGACATCGGCAATGAGTACACCGGCCCCATTTTGCCAATCACCACCATCCCCGGCCTGACCTCTGCGCAGATCACCGACATTTTGGTTCCGGGTGACGATGAAGAGACGGACGGGGAACTGAGGGCCAGGCTGATGACAGCGCTGAACGAGCGCCCGTTTGGAGGAAATATCGCCTCCTACCGGGAAAATATCCTGGGCATTGACGGCGTGGGCGCAGTACAGGTGTACCCCATTTGGAACGGAGGGGGGACAGTGAAGTGCTCTGTGCTGGGGGCCGGCTTTCTCCCGGCCTCTGAAGAACTGGTGGAGAACGTACAGAATGCCGTCGATCCGCCGCCCAATCAGGGCCTTGGCCTTGGGCTAGCCCCTATTGGGGCGCAGGTATCTGTAGTATCGCCCGCGGAGGTGACGGTCAATGTAACCGCTTCAGTTGCACTCTCGCCGGGCTCCTCCGTAGATCAGATCCATCCTCTGGTGGAAGAGGCGCTGGAGGCATACCTGCTTGATGTGCGGCAGAGCTGGGGGACTAACGTCAGCGACAGCGATGTTGTATACGCAGCCGATGTGTACGTGTCCCGAGTGACGGCGGCCATCGTTGGGACACCCGGCGTGGTCAACGCTACCAGTGTGCAGCTCAACGGGGCGGCGGCGGATCTTATTTTAACGGAAACAGGCGCGGTTCAACAGGTGCCGGTTCTGGGGACGGTGACGCTCAATGAGTAGATATGAGCTGGACGCGGATCTGCTGGCTCTGCTGCCGCCCTGGTACCGGGAGGTTTTAGACTATCAGGAGATCTGCGGCACAGAACAAGCACAGTTTGAGGCGCTGGCGGACGAAATTGTATCTGTGGCGGACAATTTCTTTTTTCAGACAATGGATGAGCGCGCGGTCTCCCAGTGGGAGCAGGTGTTCAGAATTGTCCCCAATCCCGCTGCGGAATCCCTGGAGTTTCGCCGGGCCCGCATCCTGAACCGCATTTCCACGAGACCGCCGTTTACGTTGGGGTTCCTATACCAGAAGCTTGACGAACTGATTGGGGTTGGGGCGTGGACGGTCCATATGGATTATCCGAACTATACCCTCTACATTGAGAGCAGCGCGGAAAATCAACAGTATGCCACAGAGGTGACCTATACCATTAACCGGATTAAGCCTGCCCACATTGTCTATGTAAACACGCCCTATGTGCGCACAGGGCTTATCCTGAGCGAATCCATAGAGCTGTCTCAACGAATATTCAATTACAAGTTGGGCGCCTGGGGGCTGGGAGTGCTCCCGTTTGCTACAGAACAGAGCCAAGGGGTGATTAAAATGCCGTCTGTGCCGTCCATACAGGAGACGCTTTTGGAAGACACTGTAAATTTTGTTTCCAGTGATATTGCAAAAGCCCGCATCAACGGTACGATTGAAATTACAGATTTGAACAAGAATGCAGAGGGGAACATTCTTACCGTTACATATACGGTAGCTCAGAGTCAGGTGGAGACGGTCACATCCACAGAACTGCTGGATGCGGACGGAGTTGTACTGACATCCTCTGCAGTTTTTGTTCCGGTATCTGGAGCTACGCTGCTGAAACATACTATACCCGTATCGGAAGGAGTGACAGGCAATGGCAGATAACCCTATTACAACCCCGCTGCCGGCAGATCTTCCTGAGCAGTGGACTTACGGCCAGACAGTAGGCCCAAACGGCACCGACGTCGGCCTGACGGAACAACATGGCTATAACTATTTGATGCGGCAGGTTAACGCTACACAAGAGGGTGTAAATGCACTTGGAGAGGCGTTTGCGGAAGTGCCTGTATTGGAGGGCGGAAAAGTGCCTGTGTCCCAGCTCCCGGTTGGAACGCCCAACGGCGTGGCGGGGCTGGACAGTGCCGGGAAAGTGCCCTCCAGTCAGCTTCCCGATATGGACTATGTGCCTCTCTCTGGCGGGACGATGACCGGTCCGCTGGTGCTACCGGGGGATCCGACGGCAAGCCTGCAAGCGGCTCCGAAGCAGTATGTGGACAATGCGCTTAACGATATTACACCATCCGGTATCGGAGCTGCACCGGCCAGCCACACCCACGCGGCTACAGATATTACTAGTGGTGTATTACCATTAGCAAGAGGAGGCACTGGAGGTGCGTCGGCGGCGGCCGGTTTGTACCAGCTGGTTAACAATACTACTGCTCTGACCGCGTCCGGTTTATCAGCAACGGATTGCTTTGGTATTGCTGATGTCTCAGCAGGCGATGGGAAAAAACTGCAGTTGGGGCAGTTGACTACTTATCTGCTCAATAACTTAGGAGCAGCCAGAATCCAGACCGGATCTTACGTGGGGACAGGCACCTACGGCAGCTCAAATCCGTGCAGGTTACAGCTCGATTTTAAACCGCAGTTATTTATCCTATTTGGCAAAAGTAACTCAAATACTAGCTATAGAGACATGATTATCGCTATCAGAGGCGATACACAATTGGCCTTTACGATAAGCCATGGCTCAAACCCGTCCTCCCCCGTTAGCACTGGCCTTATTTTCTCGTGGGGCTCCAAATACTTAACTTGGTATGCATCTTCTCTTAATAACCAACTTAATGCTTCCGGCGTGACTTATAACTGGCTCGTGGCAGGTGCTTAGAGCAATATCAACCAAATGCTATCCAATAATATGTCTTTTATTCAATGTACATTTTCTAAATTAATTTGGAGGTGTCCCATGAAGATTATACCAACTACGCCAAACCCCAGCGGAGCCTACCCGCCCATCCAGGACGGCAATTTCTCCGCCGTGCCGGAGGGAATGGCCGTCTGGCCTGACAGCCTGGACACGGCAGACTTTTATGCGCATAACGGCTTTGTGACGCTCACTGTAGAGCAGGTGGATGGAGTGCCCACGGTCATCAGTTACGCGCCTGATATGGAGGCCTGGGAGGACTGGCTGGTATCCCTGCCACCGGAGCCGGAGCCGGAACCCACAACAGAGGAACTCCTGCTGGGACTGGCCGCAGATCACGAATACCGCATATCCCTGCAGGAAATGGGCTTGAGCGAATCAGACCTGATTTAGCGGAAGGGAGGTGGAGAATATGACTGCTGTCTACACCCTGTGCAAAAAGCTGATAGACCTCGGAAAGACCGATGGGCTGTTGGCAAAGATGGACGTGTACCTTGCAAACGACCGGCTGACTTCAGACGAGTACGCCGAGCTTGCCAGCATGCTGGAGGCATAGCGAAAGCCGCCCCTTGTGGGCGGCGGGAACAGGCAAAGTATGCGCACAAACCATTTACATAAAACAAAAAAGGAAAGGACGTAAAACCAATGAAACTGCATAGCTACGTAAACGAGATCATCAACATTGGGACGGAGAACGGCATGGGGTGGCACGAAGGGGCGTCGATGTTCCTGGCCAATGTGAGGAACGCCGGGGATCCCTCTCTGGAGCACTACGCCGGGGCGGAGAGCGTGGATTACATAGGGCTTAAGGCCCATGTGGACGAGCTGGCCGGGAGCGCGCAGCAGTTTGTGGAGGACTACCGTGCCAACCAGAGCGAGATCATCCGTCTGCGCAAAGAGGGCAAATACGATGAGGTGACCGCCCTCATGGAGGCGGCGGGAGAGGCAAGATGAGCAGGCTGGTCACAGCCATACCGCTCTCCAGCATCAGGTGGATCCGGCTGTACATCGGGGGCTGTAAAAAGACGCTGGCCCAGGCGATGGCGGAGACCGGGGCGGACTATGCCCTGAACGGGGGCATGTGGAACCCGGACGGGAGCGCCTGCCCGCTGCTCAAGGCGGACGGGGACATGGTATCCGCCGCGCCGTGGAGCGCCTACGGGTACGGCTGGGACACGGGGCCGGACATCCGGCTGCTGCCCAACGCCCGGGAGACGGCCAATTTTATCAGCTGCACCTGCCTCATCGGGCCGTGGGGGCCGGTAAATGTGCCCAGCTACGGCAGCGCCCAGGGGGGCAGGCGGGGCCGGTCGGCCATAGGGATCCGGGACGGCTGCCTGATGCTCTGGTGCAGCGGGGACGGCACGGCGGACGCGGCCACCCCGGAGGAGCTGCGGGACGAACTGTCCGCCGCCGGGTGGGAGAGCGCCGTCATGCTGGACGGCGGCGGCTCCAGCCAGTGCGATTTTGGTGACGGCGGCAAAATCGTCAGCTCCCGGAAGGTACACAACATCATACTGGTCAAGCTGGAGACACAGACGGAAACGGAGGACACAGTGGGAAAGCAGTATCAGGTGACGCCCGCCATCGGGCTTAATATCCGCAGCGGACCGGGGACAGGCTACGGCAAGTCCGGGGCCTATGCCTGCGGGGCTGTGGTGAGTATCCTGGAGGAGCAAAACGGATGGGGGAGGACGGACAGGGGCTGGGTGTCCCTGGCCTATCTGGAGCCCGTGGAGGCCCCCCGGCAGGTTACAGACAACGGCATCGCCATCCGGGAGCATCTGATCCCGCGGGAGGCCGGCAACCGTCCGGGCGGAGCCAATCCCTGCACATACATCACCATCCACGAGACCGGCAACACGGCCAGGGGCGCCGATGCGGCGGCCCACGGGAGCTATCTGGACAGCGCCGCCGGGGAGCAGGCTATGGTGAGCTGGCACTACACGGTGGATGACCATGCCATTGTCCAGCACCTGCCCGATGGAGAGCGGGCCTACCACGCCGGGGATGGTGCTAACGGCCCCGGCAACAGAACCAGCATCGGCATCGAGCTGTGCGTCAACGCTGGGGGCGACTTTGCCGCCACCCAGGCCAACGCCGCCGCCCTGGTGCGCCTGCTCATGGCCGAGCACGGCATCGACATCGGCCATGTGGTCCAGCACAACCACTGGAACGGCAAGGACTGCCCCAGGACAATCCGGGCCACTCCCGGGGCGTGGGATGGCTTCCTGGCCCTCTGCCGCGGGGAGACGCCGGCGGACGGTGTGTCCGAGTTGGACACCGCCGTGGACAAGCTGGCGGCCGCGGGGTTGATCGACTCCCCCGACTATTGGAAGGCGGGGGACTACTCCGCCGAAAACGTGCGGGCCCTGCTCATCAAGTGGGCTGCGTCGCTGTGAAAGGAGCATAGCATGATTAACTGGACTGTCCGAATCAAGAACAAGACCTTTTGGCTGGCACTCATCCCGGCGGTGCTGCTGCTGGTACAGGTAGTGGCTGCTGTATTTGGGTATACTCTGGACCTGGGGGAGCTGGGGGACAAGCTGCTGGCCGTGGTCAACGCCCTGTTCGGCGTGCTGACCATCCTTGGTATTGTGACCGACCCCACCACCAAAGGCGTAGGGGACAGTACCCAGGCTCTTACTTACGACAAGCCGAAGGAGGGCTAAAGGATGGAGTGGACCACCGTCACAGTCATAATCGCCCTGGTGGGCCTTGGAGCTGCCGTCATCAAGCCCATTGTCTCCCTGACGCAGAGCATCACAAAGCTGACGGTGGTGGTGGAGCGCCTGGAGCGGGAGCTTGATGAGCAGAGCGAGCACAGCCGGGAGAGCCATAAGCGCCTGTGGGACCACAATGAGGAGCAGGACAACCGCCTGGACGACCACGAGCGCAGGATTCACGACATGGAGCATAAAGCATAAAGACCGCCCGGAGGGTAGGTATGGCGCTACCTTCCGGGCGGTTTTTTTGCGATGTAAAGTTAAAATGCTTTTCCACCACTATTTCCACCACCTTAAGGTTGAAAATAGCGTGTTTTAGCCATGCACAATCTGCCTTTGTAGACAATGAAAAAGCCCCGAGACCCTTTGAAAAACAAGGGTTTCAGGGCTTTTCTCGTTGGTACGGCCGAAGGGACTCGAACCCCCAACATTCAGAACCGGAATCTGAACATTTAAAGCGCTGAAATCATTGAGGCTCAATGGATTGATGTTAACCATTTTTGGCGTTTCCACCACTATTTCCACCAGACCCGTCTAACATTGCAATTGCCTTATGAAGAGTTTTAGTATCACGATGCGTATAAATATTAGCTGTTGTCTGTATATCTGAGTGCCCCATTAGTTCTTTTGCGTTATTGATAGGTACCTCGGCACATTGAAGGTCGGTGCAGAATGTATGACGAAAACAGTATGGCGTAAGATCATCTGCTACTACAGATTTTACGATTTTGTTTCGCTCCAACTTAGCGCCCATATAGATATCTAAATCTCTCTTGAATCCAGTCCATAGCCGACGCAAACTATTCTCATTTTGGAAGTTCCCCGCGCCGGTCGGAAAAACGGGAGAGAACGGGGCTTTCTTGGCCTTTAGGAGCTTGGGCAAAAGATCGGAATGTATTGGTATATCTCTCACACCAGCATCTGTTTTTGGCCCTTTAATGGCTTTAGAGCCACTTTCCTTGGCGGCGTGGACATGTATCTCATTGTTTTTAAAATCTACATCGGCCCAGGTTAAGGCAGCGGTCTCCCCCGGCCTCATGCCTGTGTACAGCAGCGTGAGTACCCACAGCCCGGCCCGGTGCGTTTCGGCCACAGCCAAAATAGCCTTTCGTTCTTCTTCCGTAATAGACCGGCGCTTGCCCTGCCTGACGGATGGCAGCTCTAATAATTCTGCCGGATCATATGGAATAAGTCTGGACTGCCTGGCGCGCTTAAACATCTCCTGAAGAACCATACGAAGCTTCTTCACGTGGGAAGCTGACATACCCGCCTGTCCGTTTAAGATTCGTTGGAGGTGGACATCCTTCACATCCTTCAATTTCATGTACCCAATGGCTGGCTTAATGTATCCGTTAAATTTTTCATCGTACATACCGAGAGACTTTGGAGTAAGGCCCTTCGGGTCTTTATAAGTGGCTTTCCATTGAGCGAACCAAGCGTTGACGGTCATAGAGCCGCCTACAGTTTCCTCGCCCCGCTTGGCTGCGGCCAGCTTCTCAGCAAGCTTGGTCATGGCCTCCAGCTCTGTCTTCCCGGTAGCTTCATACTTTTTGCCGTTGTACCTTGCTGTCTTCCTGATATATTCACCCATTGATTTTTCCTCCTATCTCTGGTAAGATAAGAGGGTGATATGGATTCGTCAAACCTATCACCCTCTTATGGATCGCCCTCGGTGTTGCTGCACTGGGGGCGGCTTGTGTCTAAAAACGAGTGTATGCACAAGATGTTGATGGTGCATGTTCTATGTTTAGAAAAGTCAACAAGTTCACGCGAAAAAGTTCGTAGAAGATTCCAATGTATTTTTGTGCATTGTGTTGCTATAATAATGGTGTAGCATGTAAAGGAGGTGCGGTAATGGCTACCAAGAGCATTTTGAAAGATGTTCGCTTTAAGGATAGAAAGCTGTGCCGCGGGTTTGCTACTGCGTTAGAGAGCGCCAAAGGGAAGCGGAGCAAGGCTGTTACCCTGTCTAGGACTTGCCAAACGGTTCCGAAGGACAAGGTCAAGGACTTTTTTGGAGATCGGTAATGGCTGGATATTCGATTTTATCATTAAGCGACATTTTGGAGGAAAAGGGAGAGGGTTTCTGTAGGGAAATCCTCTCTACTTTTTCGTGCCCATACAATGCGGATGTAGAGCGATTTTTGACGAAGCGCTCCGCAATAGACTTTGCAAAGCAAGGCATTTCCCAAACCTTCCTTGTGTATGCCTCGTACAAAAAGAAAAACGTACTATGCGGGTATTTCACGATTGCCAATAAATACATAGTGGTCAGTAAAAACTCTGTTTCAAGTACAACCGGAAGGCGGTTGAGGAAATTTTCCATGCCCAGCGCACCGAATGACAATTTTGTGATTATGGCCCCGCTCATCGCCCAGCTTGGTAAAAACTACGATAACGGCTGCGAAAAGCTCATTACCGGGGATGAGTTGCTGAAAATGGCCCTTGACAAAATCCGCCTTGCCCAGAGGATCATCGGTGGGAAAGTAGTCTATGTGGAGTGTGAAGACGTGGACTTTTTAAAGGACTTCTATCAGTCAAACGGCTTTGTTGTTTTTGGGAGCAGGAAACTGGATAAGGATGAACGGACCGAAATGTGCGGCACGCACCTAGTGCAACTGCTAAAATATCTGGATTGACCCCGGCTATATGCGATACTGCAAACCGCTATCTAAATAAATCGCTTGCCCATCCCCGGCCTCGTGTCGGGGATTTTTATGCCCTCCAGCGGCTAGAATACAATACATAATCTTGGACACCCTACCAGCACAAACTGGTGGAGAGGCTTTCCGTTTGGGTGACGGAGATTTATCTACAGTACTCTCTCACTAATCATGCGGCAGATTTCAGTTACATCAGCTTTTGCAATAAATTCAAACTTGACTTTACCTAAACCGCTAAACCAGAGTTCCAATTCGCTATCAAGGTCAAGTACTCCGGCAGTCTCTACAGAGTATGCCTGTATTTTGCTGTAAGGCAGGCTGGAGAAGTCCTTTTTCTTCCCAGTAATACCTTGGACATTTATAGCAAATATACGTTTGGTGGTAAAAACTACACCATCTCTAATACCGCGAAACGATTGTATGATTTCTTCTCCGGGAACGAATAAGGGCTGTATCATTCCAGAGAAATCCGTGTCTGGAACTGGTTTTAGTTTAAAAAAAGTAGCATTGTTAAAATCAATCATGTAAATCCTTCCCTCTCTATTTATTCTGCTCTCCAGCGATTGGGTCACATTGCAGCCATTGGCAAAGCTTCTAAAAATTCATATACTCCTCAACGGCCAGATTGCCATGAACATACCAGCAAACTGCCTTGCGCATGAACTCCTCAGTCACGCCAAAATGTTCAGCCAGATCCCAAAGCTCTGTATGGCCCTCTGCTACAGCCTCGTCCAGATCTTCCGCAGGGATAAGCTTCTTTATGGCCCACTTATCAGCTCGATTTTCATGCTTCTGCATGATGTCCCGTTTTGCAAAGCGGTTGTAAAAAGAGCCAGTGCAACAATGCCCTAGTTCGTGCCCAAGAGCAACAGTCTCTTTTGCTATGCTCTCCATCTTCCAAGGATCCATAGCAATACAAAATGAGCCGTCTGGCAGTTCCGCAGAAAGAGATTCTGCTCTGCGCATGGAGACCCAATCAACATCGATTTCCTTCTCTTCGGCATAATCGTACAAATCAATCAGGCTTATTCTTTTTCTGCTGGATTTTATAGCCGATGTAGTCTCTGGCGTCATCCCAGTATTCGTCGATTTCTTCAGCGGAAAGGCCATCAGCCAGTCCTCCTAAAAAGGCCGCTTTCATTTGGCGGTCGTCAATCTCGCGCTCACCCTCTTGGGTGGGCGCTTTTTTTGCCCCATCTGCCCCGACTAAATAGTCCAAAGAGCATCCAAAGTATTCGCACAATGTTTCTAGATTTTCTGCCTTTACATCTTTACCATCTAACCAATTTCCGACGGTGCTGGTGTGAACATGGATTTCTCTAGCTAATTTTGAGTTGCTCAATTTTCGCTCGGACATAAGCGCTTTAAGACTTTGTGCAATATTCATATTTCCCACCTGTCTAATTTGTTAGATATTACGAGCGCAAAAGTCTTGCGCATTAGACAAGCGAGTGTTATACTAGACACATAAAGTCTAATGCGATAGACAGAAAGCCGTTCTGGGGAGAACTGCTTATAGTCTAGCACGTTAGACTACCATTGTAAAGACGTTGGAGGTGAAAAAATGGGGTATTCCGTAAATTTGTGTGATCTGATGGAACGCAATGGGGTCAGTTCGTACAAGTTAGCTAAAGAAATTGGCGTACATACATCTACGGTATCTAACTGGCGGGATGGCGCACTTCCAAAAGTTGAACACTTGCAGTTGGTATCTAATTACTTCGGCGTCACTGTTGATGATCTTCTCAGCGAGCATGATACCAAAGATAAAGCCCAATAAACAGGACTGATAGAAAGGGGTGAACCCGATGGACGAAAAGAAAAAGAGCGCCGAACAGACGGCGCTCGGGGACGAACTGGACAAGATTCTTGGCCCGAACGAATTTAAGGCCTTGGGGGAAGATCTGGCGTTTGTGATTGCAAAGCATAAACTGACAAGGGAACCGGAGACCTGCGAAAAGGTGTTCCGCTATATGCCCTTCGTGATCTTTGGCTGGAACTGCGAGTAAAGTGGACAAGAAAATTTGTCCTTACAAAACATCAGTTTGTATCTTGGGTCTTGCTTATGTAGAGGCAGTTTTGCGTTTTCAATAATAGGGCACTCGGCTCGGAGGAATTGCCATATGCCGCCTTCTGTCTCTCTATACCACCCGCAAACTGATACATCAACAGCCCACAAGGGACATTCCCCGTTGTTAGATTTAAGTATGGATGTCGTTACCATGCAAATACCCCCTTTGGGGAAAGTATAACCCATCGGCGGGACAATCGCAACACAGAAAAACGGTGAATAAGGAAGGAGGTGGGTGGAATTGGTGGAAATGAAGGGGGTGTGGCTCAGGGTATGGACAGAGAAGATTGGCGCATTTTGGGAATAGGCCTTTTGCTTGCTGTGCTTTTGGGTGTCGTGAACGGTATCGTTGCGGGAGCGATTTACTGGATTATCACCACTTTTTTATTTTAGGCCTCCGGATTGTATGAATATCGGCTTGCATTGAGGACAACAGCTCGTGCTTTGCCTGCCTTGTATTGTCTGAGCGAAAGTCTAAAGCTAACAGTTGGCACTCGTAGATTACCATAAGCTTTGCGGTTTTGGCCGACGCAACAACCGAAGCCGTATTCAGAGCTGAAATCATAGCGGCTTTTGCATCATTGCTTTCATAGTCTTTTTCAAACGCAACACACGCATCAAGGAACTGTGAATATTTCTCAATTTGAGCAGTCATGGAAGCTTGTACCGAAATCTCGCGCAGCCGCGCACTTGCAGACAGTTTTGATGTTATAAGGGCTGTGATTACTCCAGCGGCAGCACCAACAAAACTGACAGAAGCCGTAAGAATCGCCACAAGAACAGTTTCAGTTAGTTGAAAACCCATAGGAACGCCTCCTTACGAGGCTATTCTACCAGAACAGAAAGAAGGTGACAATGTTATGCCTGCAAAATGGACTGCTGACCTGCTGGGCGAGATGCACCTGGCCGGGGTAACGGCGAAGCAGCTTGCCGCTGAGGTCGGCTGGAACCCCAAGTATCTTAGCGTTGTGCTGAACGGTCACAAGGAGCCAAAGGGTGCAGAGCAAAAGCTAAACGCTGCGCTTGCTCGATTGACTTCAGGCGAGTGCGATCAGAATAGCAAAGAACCTGTCCAATAAAACGGACAATAAAACACGCCCTTGACGGGACGGTGAATAAGGGAGGGGGTGAGCGAGATGCAGGTCGGACATGCTATTAAGAAGTACCTAAAAGCTCACGGAATCAAACAGGCGTTCATTGCGGGAAAGTGCGGGTGGACCCCACAGAAATTGAACAATGTTTTAAGTGGGAGAAATCGGCTATTATTGGATGATTATCAAGCTCTCTGCAAATGCATTGGCGTTCCATACGAGCTGTTTTTAGAGGACTGAAAGGAGGTGGTTTCAATGGGTCTATCAGAGGTAAAAACCTGTGATCTGGTCTCCGAACTGAGACAGAGGGA